TCACTCATATGCAATGTCGGGAACTCCGTTAAGGGAGCATATTTTTTATTTTTATTATCTTATTAAAAACTTCAATATTGTAGCTATGGTTGGCGATTACAATGGTGGGGTTCAGTTTATAAATGCCGTAAATGAAAGTGGGCTATTTAAAAGTGAAAATATTAAAATCCAAACAATTGACGGCGACTTTGATAAGATGGACAATTATCAGGATGAATTGAGGGTAGCAAAAAATCAATACGATCAAACTAAAAAAAAGTACCTCATACTGAGGAAGCCCACCTCGAATTGGATTCGTAGAGCTAATGAATTATTGCAGGCCAACTTTGATCACAAAAGAATTTGGTTTGGCTCAAGAGCGATGAATGAGGCATACAATAAACAAAGGGCTAAAAAAATACCCATAGATAAAATCAAATTTCTAAGAAAGTCTGACGAAGAAAAACGGCAAGCTTCTGCAGCAAAAATGATAGACTTCATAGAGCATCAGTATGACATGATTAATATGACAAAAAATCAATGCTCACTAATTCAAATAACAACATCTCCGCAGGGCACCCAAACATTTGGCTTGCCCTTAGAGCTTCGAAGGCAGTCTGGCCCAGACAAAGCAAGAAAAGACTCCTATTCTGCATTAGTGCTAGGCAGTTGGATGGCAAAAATACTTTATGATATGGATAATGTTGAAAAAATTGAAGTGTCATCCACATTCACTCCAATGTTCATAAGTTAACTTTTAACTTTTAATGGACTTTTGGTTTAACTTTGTGTAATATCAAGAGTGAACTCCAAACGTAAATATACGAAAAGGTCTCAATATTGGGATCAATTTAAGTCTCACGATAGGCCTATTGAAGATATCGTGAAAGTAATGGCGGCCTCTGACACAATGCCCGAAACTGCTGGAGAAAGCTTTTATCAGCAGGAGCTTACAGCGTCAACAAGAAGGGCTGCCTACGACAACGAAACGTCTTCTAGGAGAAATTCAATTCACTCTAAGAATAAAGCTAATAAGTATGCAAATATACAAGCTGGCATGCTTCCGTATGATTATGGATCAGATGGAGTAAATGTAAGAAGCGCTATTGAGCTATGCCAAAAAGCCTACGCTAATATAGCAATTTTTAGGAATGCAATTGATATTATGGCAGAGTTTTCAAATTCACCAATATATCTTGAGGGCGAAAATGAGAGGTCTAAAAAGTTTATAGAGAACTGGATGAAAAAAGTAAATATCTGGTCTCTGAAGGATCAATATTTTAGGGAGTATTATAGGTCTGGGAATATATTTTTATACAGGATCGATGGAAAGTTTTCGTCAGACGACTTACTTAGACTGAATTATGTATATGCATCCGAGACTTTAAAGCCTGGCGAAATACCCGTAAAATATATTTTACTCAATCCATATGATATTGTAGTAGATAGAGCTACGGCATTTCAAGATGGAGTATATAAGAAGATTTTGTCGGACTACGAGTTGGAGAGATTAAGAGAACCTAAAACCGAAGAAGATAAAAAGATCTACGAATCTCTTGATGATGACACTAAAGAAAAAATCAAGAAGGGCACATTTTACAGCGATGGCTTGAAGATCAAGCTTGATCCAGAAAAATTAATTTATTCATTTTATAAAAAACAAGACTATGAACCTTTTGCTATACCTTTTGGCTTTCCTGTTCTGGATGATATTAACTGGAAGCTGGAGCTAAAGAAAATTGACCAAGCGATTTGTAGAACTGTTGAAAATGTTATTCTATTGATAACAATGGGGGCTGAGCCTGATAAAGGTGGAGTTAACCCCAATAACCTCAAGGCGATGCAGGAACTATTTAAGAATGAAAGTGTGGGAAGGGCTCTTATCGCCGACTATACTACTAAAGCACAATTCGTTATTCCTGACCTTAATAAAGTATTAGGTTCGGAAAAATATAAAATAGTAAATGAAGATATTAAAGAAGGTTTACAGAATGTTATAGTTGGTAGCGAAAAATATAACAACACTCAAATTAAGGCGGAAATATTTTTAGAGAGGCTTAAGGAGTCTAGAAACGCTTTTTTAAATGATTTCCTTCAACCTCAGATAAAAGAGATTTGTAAAAATATGGGATTAAAGAGTTATCCTGTCGCCAAGTTTGAAGAAATCGATATTAAGGATGAAGTTCAATTCCATAGAGTTATCACAAGACTTCTCGAGATTGGCATACTTACTCCTGAGCAAGGAATCAAGTCTATGCAAACTGGACTTTATCCAGAGCCAAGAGACCTTGCCCCTAAACAAGAAGACTATATTGAGCAAAGAGAAAAAGGAATGTACAATCCTCTTGTCGGCGGCATTCCTATGATAGAAAGCATTCAGTCTGAAAAAGACAGGGGCCTTCAAGAAGAGCAAATGGAGCAGCAAACTCAACTGCAAAAAGAAAACATAAAGCAACAGAAGGAAAATCAAAACTCTACCCCAAAAGCTCCAGGCCGACCTAATGGAACAACAGACATTCCTCTTAATGCGGCAAAGCATTATAGTAAAAAAGACATCCAGCAAACTATCTACGATATAGAGCAATTGCAATCTTATGCGGAAGCTAATTTTAAAAAACATAGAAAAGTTAAGAGTATTGATGATAATCAGGAATCCTTAATTGGCAAGTTATGCGAGTCAGTTGTTTGTGCTAAAGATAAAAATCAATGGAAAAGAACTTTGCTATCCTGCATTAAAGACATTAATAAAATAGATGGGCTGAATGTTAAGTCGGAAATTCTAGAGATATCGGCGAAGCATGAGCTTCAGGATTATCCGTCTGCAATTTTATATCACAGCAAAAAACAATAATTTGGTGTACTTATACTTATGCCTAAAGAGTTTAAGTACAAAACGACGTTTTCAGATGTCGTAACTGCATCTGGAGATATTGATTCCCCCTTAATCAATATCAGTAAAGCTTCTCTCGATTCTTTAAAGTCTATTATTCCAGAAGATGTAGATCTTGATAAGAATATAGATCTTATGGCTGTAGCATTTAATGCCGCAGTTGTAAATAAGTTTAACAGGAATGGAGATGGCATTGATTCAGAAGCTGCTGTAAAAATAAAAGATCAATTTAAACACAAGCCAACCAATATAGAGCATCAAAAGCAAAAAGTTGTAGGACACATTATTTCGGCTTCTTTTTCAAAAAAAGAGGATAATGCAATTATGACTGACGAAGAAGCTTTGGCGACTGAAAAACCATTTAATATTGCTTTAGCTTCATTAATATATAAGAGTGTTAATCCAGAATTTGCAAATTTAGTTCAAAATTCTGTTGATCCAGAAAGCGACTTATATAATCAAGTTTCAGCCAGCTGGGAAATTGGGTTTAATGATTTCGTACTTGCGGTAGGGGCTGACGAAATTGATCGATGCAAAATAATTGAAGACGAAGAGCAGATTAATGAATTAAAGGCTAATCTAAAGGCTTTTGGCGGCAACGGCAAGCTTGATGACGGCTCTCCAATTCACAGGTTAATCGTCGGAGAGATATATCCACTTGGCATTGGCTTTACTTCAAATCCCGCCGCAGATGTCCAAGGTTTGACCGTTGGACCTGAGGATACAAATTCAATAAAAGAAGAAAAAGTTGAAAAAAATATTTCACAAATTCACATTTCTGATGTAATTACAAAAAAACATACTATTATGGACAATAACGATATTCTTAATAATTTGGTGTCGGCTTTAGAAGAAAAAGTTTCTAATAAGAAATTTTCCGAAGAAGCAGTAGCTACTGTATCTAAAATTATCAATGATGCGATTCTTGAAAAGAACGACTCATTTGTAAAAGAGAAAGAGGCTCTTGAGTCTGAGAAAGATGAGCTTTCTAAGGCTGCAGAGCAAACAGCTGAAGAGATACAAAAGCTGCGAGAAGAACTTAACGCTGCAAAAGAGCAAGTGTCAGCACTTGAACTTAAAGATAAAGAGCAGGAAGCTGTTGCAACATTCGACTCACGAATGTCTTTGGTTGAAGATATTTATCAGCTAGACGACGAGAGTAGAAAAGTTGTTGCTAATGAGCTTAAGGATCTGGATTCGTCCGAAGAGTCTTTTGCTCAGTTTCAAGATAAATTGCAGATCGTTCTTAAGCATCAAAACAAAGAGTTTATCGAAAACCAACAAGAAGAATTTAACACTAAGCTTGCAGAGGCAGTTGAAAAACGCATTCAAGAGCTCAGTAGCGACAGCGCTTCAGAAGAAGAAGTTGTTGAAGACGCTATTGACAATGCTGAAACTGATGAAGAGCAAGCAATTGCAAATAATAATGCAGAAGTATCCGAAGAAGAGCAATCACTTACTGAGAAATTCAGGAAAGCCTTCTCCGAAGACAATTTAACCATAAACTACTAAAATAAAGGAATAATTAAAAATGGCTATTAGACTATTACCGTTTCGTGATTATGACGAACACGACGTCGTAAATCTTTACAGAATGGACGGAGTAAAAGGAGATTTTATTGATCTTTCTGACTCTGGCCGTCGATCAAACGTCAAAGGCGACGCTGGAGTGTTCGTTAAAGTTAAGAATGGAGCCCTCACTCCTGCAAATGGAGATTGGGATCCTGTTGACATTGGAACAAACCCATCTAGCTTGCTTGGAAAAACTGACTATCCACACGTTGGAAGGAATGTTTACCCTCAGGCAACTCTCACTCTTCAACCTACTGAAGGAAGTGCGGAAGTTGGAATGTCTCAACAAGTTTTGGGTGTTACCCTCAGGCAAACTGTCGAAAAAGACGAGAACGGAGAGAACCTCCTTTATAATCCAATCAAGAAAGACGAGCTTTTCGGAGTTCTTCCTGGTGAGGCTGTACCTGTCCTTTCAAAAGGTATGGTTACTTTGAATAGTGCCGCTTTTGACGGAGCTCCCGCTGTTGGACAGGCATTGGTGCCAAGTCCTCATAACGATGGGTGTGCTTCTGGTATAGCATACGCCTCCGTTGGAGCTAACGATAATGTTATCGGAACCGTTTTGGCTTCTGGATTTAGAAATGACGAAATCAATAACGGAACTAACGTTTTCGGAAACGATGGACTCATGGGTTCTGGTAATAACGGAGATTATTACATCGTCAAACTTAACTGTGCATAATTTAAGAAAGGTATAAATTTAAAATGAAGATTACATTAAAGAGAACTGAAGAACAAGTAGAACTTGTTAAGGCAATGGCCTCTAAGAATAGAGACGTAGCCTATGAAGCACAAGTCGCATTGGCAGAGTTTATTGGACCTGTCCTTGCTAAAGTAGTTAATCAAGCTCCGACCCTCAGTAACCTGTTCTCGAACTTCCAGTTCAGTGCAGATGAAAGTCCTAGCATCCCCATGGATCTTTACTACGACATCACTGATGAAGATTATGTCACTGTTTGGAGTCAAGCCGTTCCTGGTGGTTTGCCAACCAACACCGTGACTCCTATCGGTGGTGAAATGAAGTTCACAACCTATCGCCTCGATAGTGCTGTTGACTTCGACAAACGCTATGCTCAGCGTTCCAGAATGGACGTTATCAGCAAGTCTTTCACAAGAGTTGCTCAAGAAATCCTTCTGAAGCAAGAAAGAAACTCCGCTTCCCTTCTTTTGGGGGCTGTTTCTGAAGCTTCAACAAAGAACAAGAAGCATATCATCACTGCTGACACGGTTGGAAGCTCTCAGCTTAACCTTAACGATTTTAATCGTTTGCTTACTCTTGGTAAGAGGATTAACACAGCTTGGACTGGCGGAACTCCAGAAGGCGGAATCGGTGGTCGTGGAGTAACTGACCTTATCGTTTCCCCAGAAGTTGTTCAATCACTTCGTGCTTTGGCTTATCAGCCTGTTCACACAGGAACTAATACTGATATCGCTGCTACTGATTCAATGCGTGAAGGCATCTACAGTAACGGTGGTATTCCTGAGTTCTACGGAATCTCCATCATGGAGCTTCAAGAAATGGGTAAAGGCCAGCGCTACAACAAGTTGTTTGAAGCTATGGCTTCTGGTAACCAACTTAAGGCTGGTGGTGGAGCAGGAGCTGCTGACACTCCTTTCGCTGACGCTAACCACGAAATCATTCTTGGCCTCGACAAGCGAGTTGAGTCTCTGCTTCGTGCGGTTGCTACTGATTCAGAAACTGGTTCCGAGTTCTCCTTGGTTGCAGATGATCAATATAGCGTTCGCCAATCCAAGATCGGATACTACGGTTCCATCGAGGAAGGTCGCATGATCCTAGACAATCGAGCCCTATTCGGACTCATTTGCTAAGTGTAGACGATTGTTTCACAAAAGTCTTTATCAGAAAATCCACCTTAGGGTGGATTTTTTGTGTTTATAGATTATTATATGTGTATCTAACCTTAAAACAATATATTATCATGGCTACGAGAAAAAGAACTACCAAGAAAAAAGTAACAAAAAAAGTGACCCAATATGCTGACGGCAAAGACGAAAGCCGCAGGGATGTTGCAAAAACGGTTGAAGAACTTATGGCAATTAAAACTAGAGACCCATTTTCTGTCGCTAGTGGAGAAGCCTTTGAGGATGCTGTTGGAACGATGAGCTTATCTCAACTTCAAGAAATTGCAGTTAAATCTGGAGTGTTCCCCTCAGGAACAAAAGCTACTCTAAAAAATAAACTTTTAAAAGAGTACGACAACAGAACTAGCGGAAGACTTGGGGCTGCAAGTAAAACGCAACCTATCGTAGACCCGAAGTCCCAGAAGGCTAAAAACATCTTAAAAATCATTAACGAGTAATGAATCAATTCGGTGAGCTCGCCTATGATATCTGGGACGTTGAATTTGGCACTCATACATCGGCAACAGAAAGAGAATCAAATGCCTTATTGATATCTGGGTATTTGGAGGCTAATGTTGGAGAATTGAATATACTTATAAATACAGATTTCAAGCTAGACACGGCTGCAGATGAAGTTAGTCCAGCCCTAAAGAAGGAGGAGGAGGCCATATTCACTCAACTGTATTTAAAAGACCATCTATCCAAGGAGGCTAGAAAAGTCCTTAGAGATGCCTCCTCGGGCTCTACAGGAGGTTCTAGCGAAGTGCTTTGGTCTGAGTTGAGAGAGGGGGACAGCTCCATTAAAAGGTCTGTTCCTACTGCGGCCACCAAAAACACTTCTGCAAAATTATTGCAGGATGCGGCAAAAGATGCGGCAGAGTATCTAAAAAGAATGGTTCATTCTTATAATATGTACGGGTCTATACCTATACAGGTCGCTGGCAAAGATGCAGCTACAGATCAATCCTAAATATTGTTAATATCTTCCGAGTCTGAATAAGCCTCGTATTTCTTTTTTATCTCTTCCCATTTATCCTGAAAGATTGAGCCATCAATGGACGATCCTTGGTGGTTTAAATCTGCCTCTGAAAATTGTTTTATAATTTGATCTACCTGATCGACTAGGTCATAATCTTTTAGTTCGTCAATAATTTCCTCTAAAGAGCATTCTTCTTGGATTTTTTTTAATTTATCTTTATCGACAAAAGGGCTTTCTTCGGCAAAGCCATCTACAAAGTCTTGAGCGAATTTTTGTGCAGAAATCATTTCTGGAGATTGGTCTTCATTTAATTTAGATTGTATTCCTAAAATTTCTTTAAGAAAGATTTTTTGTTTTTCTGGATCTTCAAGCATAATGTATATTACCAAGAAGTGTCTGTAAATTCAACTCTAGCCCAAGAATTTGATCCAGTACAAGCATAGAGGTAAGCATGATCAAACGCCATCTGCCCAGACTTACCATAACTCGAAGAAGATTGAGGGGGCATATTGTTATACAAAAATGTGCCCGTTACTTGAACATCGCCAGTGACATAAAGGTTTGTGTTAATGTTTAATCTGCTTGGGGAAACTTCAAGCAAGGGCTCAGTAGAGCTGTCTCCCACATCTAAACTTCCACTAAAGTAGGCATTTGTAGCAACTTCTAAACCTCTATCAGAAACTTCCATAGCTATGCCAGAAGCAGGGTCTCCCACAGTAAGTTGCCCAGTAACATTAGCTAGATTGAAAGTTTTTTCTCCTGAAATTCTCTGGAATCCACTTAGGTAAACGACTCCAGTTTGAAGTTGGTGTATCTCGGTTTGAGAGGTGGTAATGTTTCCCTCTGCGGTCTGTAGTCCTTCATCTACAGAATCTGCTATAGCATTTGATGCAAACGCTGCAGTAA